GCGTCCAAATACCTTCTGATGGTACAAGAAGCGAATTGTTTATTAAATAATCGTTATAGTTAGCATTACTGAAAGCCATATTCTACACCTCACTTCCTGTAATAAGCGATTGCCCTAAATAAACCACTTGCAAAATCCTCAACATATTTAGTAGCTCCATCTGGTGATTGATCTAATATACCAACATAACCAGTTTTATTTAAAACTAAATATGATAATTTCGCAAAATTTATAGCAGCATCTATTGAAGGCGCTTCATTAAGCTGGATATACATTACACCTTCAAGTTCAGCATCTACATCCTTACCAACTTCCTCGTCTGACGTGACAAAATATGGGAACTTCACTCTATAACCATCAAGCAATATCTTAAAACGCAAATTTCTCAGCAATCTTTCGCGTAAATATAGAGATATAAACGCCAAATCTAAGTTAGGTGCATCTGGGACTTCCACATTACCACTAATGTCAAAATCTTGCGTAACGTCATTAACCTTTGTTGATTTATAGCTGCGTGTATATTGAAAAAACGGAATATAGACTTTTCCAACAACAATGGCCCTAAAACCAAAATAAAAATCTGATGTTGTTGTCTTTGCGTCGCTGCTGGTGGAAATGTTTGGTGTTACAATTATATACACACCTTCTTCGGTTTGGGATAGTTTGTTCAACAGCTCTTCTGTCTTGGTTTGAGCCTCATTGGGATTTGCTAAGAAAAATACTCTGTCAGTATAAAACTGGTATGTGAAATACCCCTGCGTTTCCTCACCAGACCTTGGATCAACAACAGCGGAACCTGTAGGCGGTTCAAAATACACCTCACCATCAAATTCCCTTGTTTTCGCTTGGCGCATGGTTCCATCGGGCATTTTAATCTCACGCGTGGTAACAGGAACCAATAAAACTTCATCCTGCTTCAAAGCCAATGTTGTCGCAACAAAAACAACATTAACATAGCGCTTAATTATACACTGCTTATAGTAATATTCATAAGTAACTTGATTGCCAGAAAAATCTACGATTTCGGAAGTAGAATGCTCGGTTTCAGGGAAACCTATTGTTCCAACAACCTTTTCAGTAACACCCAAAGGCATAGTTGAAGTTATTTCCCATCCTTCGGCTGGTACAGCCATATCAAGATATTTGTAATCAGGAATATTGCATTCATTAGCTGCAAGAAAATTATCCATTGGTAGCTTGAGCAACGTACCATAACAAATCACTTTATTCACGCTTGGTTTCTCGTAAGCTTCTTCCACCATTACGCCCTCAGACGCATTATCATGTGGTATTGTATCAACAAACTCAATTCTCTTATTAATATGATCAAGTGTTGCAAACTTACCACTTAGCTTTTCTAAAACATTTATAGCTTCCATTACACTGCCAGAAAATACCAAATAAGGCACACGTTCTTCACTCTCTAATACAACTTCCCAACCCGTTTCATTAGCAATAGCATCTGCCATAAGAGTTATCGCAACACCATCAACTGGATCATCATACTTAATGGTCAACCTATTGTTCTTCCAGAAAAATGGTTCATCAGCCGCTTGGATCATGTAAACCCCATCAGTAACTTTAGTCCAGCTTGTTACAGTAAGGTCTAAAACAATATTTTTGCCTCCATATAAAGCTGTTGCGGGCGGTGAATCAACAGGAATAGTTGCGGTTAAAAATGCTGGCTCTACTCCCCAATACATCACAAAATTCGATTTTAAAACTTGAATCCCATTTACAGTTGGACAAAACGTAGCCATTAATACCACCTCAATTAAAGTTTGGCTCTGGTTTAAAAGCGGCGTCAATATAAGCACTCGTAGTGATAGCATCAGGTGTTAAAATCGGCAAACCAATCGCAACAGTTTCAGAATACTTACCTGGAACCCAGGTGCGTTCTATCGGCCATTCGCCAACTTTCAAAGCTGGTAATGTAGTGCGTAATGCCTGTTCTGGTAAATAACCACGCAACCATAAGTCAAGTAATTGACCATAACCAAGGTCTTGTTTAAACTGCTCGCCAGCCATCTTACCAACTTTGTCGGCAATATCGGATACATCAAAAGCCATTTTATCAATTAAAGGTTTTATATCCTCAAAAGTAAGTTTTAATTTATATTTGCTTGCAAGTTTTTCAACTATGCCGCTAATTCCTGTGGCTTTTTCAATCCAACCTGCTGCCAGAAGCTGCTGTAAAGCCCTACCCACACCTTCTTTACTTAATAAACCACCAGCACTGCTTTCTATCTCTTTAAAAAGACCCGTATAACGTTTTGCTATACCAGTTGCTTCTTTATCAGTAATATCTCCCATATCTTTAAATAATCTAACAAGAGCATCAAAGTTTCCTAAATCCTCAGGCTTAATTCCTCTTTCTGTTGCAATTCCTGCAAAAAACTCTTGCACACTTGCTTGAATTTCTTTTGCCTTCTCCTCAAATGCTTTTGCATCAACTGCACTTGCAGTCTTTTTGATCTGATCTTTTGTTTCTGAAATTACATATTCAAGAGCAGGGCCAAACTCACCTAAAACACCAACAAAATCTCTTAATTTATCAGCAGGCACATATAACTCGCCTTCAGGCGTTTGAACACGATAACCAGTTGGTTTATGCCACAAACCAAGAAGTATGGTTGGACTCAAACCCATTATATTTTTATACGTTGGAACTGCACTCTTTAATGCATCAGCTGCGGCTTTTATATAATACTCGCCTTTATAAGCTGAAATAAACTCTTGTGTATATTCCTGCTCCCTACGCTGCTTATAAGCATAATAAGCAGTTGCACCCCCAACAACAATCGGCACAACTCCAGCTCCTACTAACCCCCACTTTAGTAAACCCGACAACGCAGAACCACTAAGCATTTGCCTTAGGTAAGCCACAAGCCCCACATTTGCCATTGTATCAATTATCCAATTCGAAGAAAATCTTGCACCTTGTACAAAACCATAGCCCCCAGCAACCAGCCAATTCGGCAAAGCATTTGCCAAACGCAACATAGCACCTTGCATTTCTAATATAGCTGTTTTGGCAGAAGCCGCCGCTTCACCCAACTCGTTTAGTAATGCAGTTATCCTCGCTTGTGCCGCTTCATATGCCCCAACTGGCGTTGCCCTATATTGCACCTGTACAAGACGTGTATAGCCTATAGAAGCTTTTTCAAGGCTGCTTATATATCCTGATATATTTTTCAGCAAATCTCCTTGCTGCAACATCATTGCGGTCATACCACCACGTACGCCACCACCAAGTTGCTTAAATATACTGGTAAGTTGTTCTTTAGGCAATGAAGCCAATGCAGCATACAAATCTTTGAAAGCATCAGCAAGATTTCCACCTTTTTCGGCATTCTCCCTGAATATCTTTGCGGCATCAATACCATACTTTTGAAATACCTTAAAACTTCTTTCAATATCATGTATGTTAAACAGCAACATCCTCGACGATCGTGCACCAATACCTGGAGTTGGTATTTGCTGTGCCATGGCCATAAAGAATGAAAGTGTTTCTTGTGGCGAATAACCAAGCTGTGCAAAAAGAGGTGCTGCATAGTTAGCAATATCTTTAAACCATCTCACCTCAAGCGGTGATTTTGCAAAAGCATAACTCATCATGTCAGAAAATTGTCTTACAAGCATTGGCGCTAATCCCTGAAGCGACTGCAAAGAACGCGGATTCCATGCTTGCATTAAACTCAATATAGACCTTGCCATGGTATCAAGCGATTCGCCAGTGATAAGCGAAGATATCGCAAGCGGTCTAATAACTTCAGGTGCAGTTTGAAGATTTGCATAACCTCTTGTAGCAAAAGCATAAGCTATCTCTGCAAGTTCTGGGTATGGTGTCATTACCTCACCAGATAGCTTACGCAGCTCAGACACAAACTTATTAAATTCAGCAGGACCAGCACCAGATACTATTCTTGTCTTTTGTATAGAAGTGGCAGCATCCTCGAACGCAGATATAGCTTTGTCAAACAAAGTGCCTAACCTACCAGCAAATCTATCTAATACATTTGAAAACATATACAACCCGCCAACTTCTGCCATAGATATACGTTTTGTTGGCTGCATGCTTTCAAGCAATGTATCTATCTGTGCAGATATTTTCATTCGTTTCCCCAACCACGTTCTCTGCAGAGCTTGATCAAACTGCTTAGAAATGTTGCTTAATTGAGTTGCAAAGCCTGAAAGCGATCTCGCATTAACATTTAAGTTTATCGGCTTGCTAATCTCATTTAGTTTATTTGCAAGAGTTTGAACAGCTGATGTAGCAGCAGTAACATCACCAATACCTATTTTCAAACCTTGAAGTTTTGTCAATCTTGCCTCTATTTCATCTATTGCACGTAAAGCATCAGAAGCATTAAAAAGTAAATCAAGTCTTACCTCTGACATCAGACATCAACTCCTTGTCAGCTTCAATCTCGAGGAGCGTTAAATACATCAACTCATCCGACGATAAATCGTGCGACATTTTCAGCAAATTTTCAATATACTTTTTCGTGATGTAAATTATTCCTTCTTTTCCTTCTCGTTTTGCAAGTTTAATATGTCTGCGAAAAAATTTATACTATTCTCATCCCCAAACAAAGTAAGCACAGCAACATTATCAAACATAGCAAGCAGTATCAATGGCGGTAAATTCTCAACTAACTCTGGTGTGGGCTTTTCCTTGTAATTCCAGTCAACTATTAGATTTGCTATATACTTTACAAGCTCTTTGCGTGTAAATTCGTCAAATGATCTAAAATAAGAAGCAAGCATCCGTTCACGGTTTAGCTTGTAAGCTTCTTCAACTTTTTTCTTTTCTTCATCTGTTTTTACCTTTGCTAATTGATCTTCATAGATTTTATTAGCATCGTTTACCAAATCTAAATACCTCGAAAATAGAGGAACAAAGCCAACAGCTTCAAATGCCGTTGGCTTCCTAAACTCAATCTCTAAGCCACCAATGTTAACTTTCATCTAATCCCCTCCATTATGATGTTGATATACTCTGCCAATCTGACCATGGAATACCACTCATGCCCATAACTTCCCATGTGCGATAATATCTTTCCCCTTCTGTATCACTGTAATCAGTACCATCCTCACTCAACGTTCCGCCAGGAGCTGTGCCTGGGAAATAACTCCATGTTTCCGTTGGCGCGGCAGAAGCATCATAAATTGTTAAACTACCGCTTATACCACTCACTCTTAACTTACCACAAGCTGGGCCGTCATAAGACAACGATACATTCCAGTTAAATTCATTACCACAATGAATCAAAACTGCTCCTAAATCAGTATCAGTAGCTATTGAAAAATCAGTGGTTTCCTTATACCCAACCAATGTAACAGAATATGTTACTCTATCACCATACCTCGCAGAAGCACTTAGCCTTTCTGGAAATGGTATTGTTGTAAATGAAGTGCCAGTTCCAAGTAAAGGAATAGCAGTATCGCCATCTAACAACACACCACTGTAATCGGTTATACCAACAGTTTCAGAAGAACTCGCATAACCATTAAAACCTCTTGTCCTTGCATTCGAATATCTATCAAAAACCCTCGCTGATGTATATAATGCCATATCTTACACCTCCTATTTCTTATACTTCGCAGTCTCAAAATGATATACGAAGCTCATACCTATTATAACATAAGTATTGTCTCTTACAAAGGTTGAAGATACTCCCATATCTCTTGTATCTCCCAAAATAGAAATATCCTTGTCATTAACATTCACAGTATAATATTTTGCATCAAAATTGTCAACAAATTTTCCTAACAACCCCAATAACTCTTTAGTTTTATCATAAGACTTAGATACAGGCTGTCTATCCACAAAACGAACCCTAAAATCAAATTCAAAGTTTCGCTGATCAGCAAGATATCTTCTTCGCGGCAATGATAGTGGATATACAACAATATATGGAAATACCGTTTTATCAACATCAGAAACCTCATAGTTGTATATCCTAAAATCAGGAAAAACCATTTTTAGATCAGTGATAAAAAGATCAAAGATTGCTGGATAAAGCTCTTCAAACATATTTTAGCCTCCCCAAAAACTCCGTAACTTCTCCACAATTCGCTGTTCCACAACTTCTTCGTTGAATAACGGCCTCTTAGGATAACGCCTGCCAAAACCAAAATGATGAGCATCTGGTATCAAAAGAAGATCACTATCCCAAATAGTATATATGTCATCAAAGTATAAGCTACATCTTGAAGTTGGAAACGATGTATCAAACATAACCCTGTAAGACCTACTCAACACCCCGCGTGCTTGTAACACTGGATTGTTGGGATTCACTCCCATTCTTTGACGCTTTTGTTTGGTAGCTTCAGAAATTGGTTGCCATTTTGCACCACTTACAGCACCCTCAGTATCAAAAACTTGTTTTTCATACTCCATAAGCTCAGCGGCCGCCACCGCAGTCATTGTGGCAAGTTTGCTTTGCAATTCTGTTCTTAACTGTTGCAAGCCCGATGTGTCAACCCTAAGCTCAAAACTCATCATATTCGAAAGCACTCCTCCACTCGTCTTTGCTAACTATTGACTCTTCAACATAATATTTTGGATCACGATTATATTCGGTTCTGCCAGATTCAAGCGAAGAATCAATAGCAAGCTTCACATCATTGTCAATTTGTTGCTCTAATGAAGCCGCCTCAGTAAAGAAACCAAAACGCCTGTAAAGCATAGCCATTGCTTTTAGTAACTCAAGCTCTTTAACAAAATCCACATTGGTTTTAAACCTCTCTGGAAGTATTGCTGCAACGTATGCAGAAGCACCATAAAGCGTGGAATTTAACGTCTCGCTGTTTGCAATACCCATTTCAAGTTCATCACTTAAATATTCTACAACTCTCTGGTCTAAACGCTTCATCAAATCTTCAACCGTAGCATAAGCCATTTAAATCACCTCAAAAGCCACGAGGCAGCTACAAGCCACCTCATGGCAACACTTTCATGCTGAGTACTGCTCTTGGATGCACAACATAAGGCATTGGCTTGCTTTCAAGGAATATCCTATAGCCTTTATGATTTGGTTTCTCATCAACATAAGAGAAGAAATCAAGTGCTTTTACACCATTGAGTAATGTGCTATAAATTCCACCGTAAACAAGCCTGAAAAATCTTGTGTTGACCATGTAAACCCTATCTTTATCAAGATAGTTCACTTTGCTGCCACTACTATCATAAGCACCAAAGTAGGTATATATTTCTCCTACGCCTCTTATGGTCATGAGATACATACTCTGATTCTTGTCGTCAAATTTTGGTTTTACAGAACCGTAGTCAGCATTTAGTATGTTTAGCTTAGATGTTACATCAGGATTGAACAACAAAACATCTGCAACGTCTTCACCGACAAGAATTAGATCGGGTGCTACACCCGTTTTCTTAGAAAATAGTTTTCTTGCAGCAACCAAGTCTTTCATTGGTTCAGCACTTGCATTATCCCAAGTTGTGCCAACGGTATAGAACATATCCGAGTCAAGTTCAAAATCATGGGTTAGAGTAAACACACCGTCATTATACGAAATCTTTCCGTCATACAGTATTTGCCCAAGCATTATCTCAATTCTTCTTGCTATCATGCTCTTCATAAATGCTTGTTTGTCGGCAATTCTCTTCTTGGTTATCGCATTAAGCCTTGCTAAGCTGGCTTGCGTATCTGTTGCTGGCGCAGGAACAGCATCAAACGCTTCCTTAAGATCAACATCATCTTCAAGCGGAATAGAGTAAACATTTACAACCTTCTTTACCCTCTGAGTAGCACTCGATACTGGTACATAGTCATCATGAAAACCTCTCATTGGTGCGGCAGTAAGTGGCAAGGTTTCATATTCATACTCTATGTGCTCTATCGGGCTTGAAGATACTTTGCTATTTCCACCTTTAAGGTTTATGTTACCTATCAGTGCTCTTGTAAGAAAATCTGTATCAACATCCATCACTCTAACAAGCTCAGTAAAATATTGCCAACTTTTCGCTGGTTCAATAGCCATCAGCTATCCCTCCTTCTCAATACTCAGTAACAGTTTCGATCAATATCGCTGGGGCAAGCTTCCAGAAATCATCCGATTCTGGTTTGCCTTTGTAAACAACTTCTATATTGTCAGTGCCGCTCGCTGGTGCGTTTGTAAAGCTAAGCGTTTTGCCATCAACAGTATAATCAGTACCCTCAGTCAATACAGTACCGCCAACAGTAACACTATCAACTTCATAAGCCGCCCTGCTCAATGTGAAATCAGTTGTAGCATCATCGCCATCAAATGTTTCAGTAAGTTTTATTAAAGCAAATATATCACCAAATGTGCCTCTAAACGCTATATTAGCTAAGCCATCTGCTTCTGCCGCATCATAAACCACAACACCTATTGGATTTTCAGTGCCATCACTTGCATCAGGATTATAAGCTTTTATACTACCATCTGCAGTAACCTTTGCAACTATCTCGCCTTCAAAAACATCTTCAGCAACCTTCAGCGGAATTACATCGTGTTTTTCAAACCACGCATATCTTGATTTTGGTCTCTCATAAACCGTGCTCATGTCTCATCAAACCTCCTTTTTAAGATATCCTAACTCCTTCGCATCCTGCATGGCAATGTCTTCAATATTCTTGCCTTCGCTACCTTCCATTGCAAAGTATTTTTGTTCAAGCTCTACTTTTTCACTCATGTCAATTATCTTTTCTGCTGCTTCAAGTTTTATCTCTCCTGATTTTACCATTTCTAACACTTTTTCTACAACTGCTGGTTTATAACCTTCAGAAACTTTTTTGACTTTAAAAGCTTCAAGTTCATATTCTGCTATTTTCTTGTTAAGTTCTTCGATCTCTTTATCTTTCTCTTCAAGTGCAGTTTTGGCTTTTGCAAGCTCTTCCTCAAGCTGCTTTACTCTGGCTTCCAACTCCATGCTATCAACCTCCTGCTCATAATGAAATTCTGGTGGTTCCATATCAAATCGCCTGTACAATCTTGCAAGTTTGTTATAAACAGTCCTTTTCTCATCCCTTGATATATCAACACCTCCGCGCGCACCAAGCAAGGCTCGCATAGCAGCAATAACACCACTTTTGTATATCGTCAACTTGCCGTTCTTTAGCTTGGCAAAAGGCAACTTGTATGCTTCCTTCTTTTCTGGCAATTTACCGCCTTCGCGTTTTACATAAGCACATGCCCTTGCTAAACCAGACCAGCCAAGTTTTTCAATTATCGCATCCGCATCTCTTGCCCAATTCCAATCCCACGAGCTCGTCTCATCAACAGGCATCTCAGCAAGCTCAATAACCTCATCCATATTACCGCCTCCAAACATAAATGTTATAGCTTTAGTAACAGCAGCCCTCACAGTTTCAACTAAATCTGAAAACTTAAGTGGCTGCATATATGGATGCGCAGGTCTATTTGTTAAAGCCACACCAAGAAACACAGCACCAACTTTTTCCCCTGACTTTGGATCAACATACTCAGGCGTAAACTCAGCAGATAAATAATTAAATCTCTTGCCTTCAAGCAACTTAACCCCTTCCTCAGTCAAAACCAAGTGCACCCATAAACCATCTTCTCTTGCCTCAATGTCATCAACATATCCATAACTACCATTCTCATCATTGTGGCTTATATTAACTGGTGGTTTATAATGCGGCCTTCCTGCTTTAAAATTCTCAGCCATTTGTTTTATCAATTCATGAGTTATCTCTATCTCACCATATACTGCATGATAAAATTTGCCAATAGGTAAGGCATTATGCCACAAATCATTTTTGTTGAACTTCGTTGTCAGTTCCACCATTATTCTCCACCTCCACACCCATCTTGTCTCTTGGAATACCCATTCTCTCATATATCCAAGTCCTTATCGAATTATTCAAACTCTCTGCCTGATTCATCATTTGTAACACTGCCGCATATCCCTTCATGCTCTCAACATTTGCATCTTTAATAACAACGAATTTACCATAATCTTCTTGCTCCCCATAATTTAATTCTACCACAAGTTTCGCTAAAGCTCCAACTAAAGGAATATTTTGTTTTCGTGCCAAACTCTCTATCTCGTCCATAAACGAGTTATACTGCACTTCACCTAAATTATAAGTACCAGTCTTCTTAACATTTACCATTAATTCTGGAATACCCAAATGCCTAATAAACGCACTTAAAGCAATATCTATTGCTCTCTCAAATATCTCTCCTGTATCCCTTGGCTCTATTATCTCAACACTCTCTTCAGGATCAATTGCAGCAGATGCTATGTTGTACATGTTCTTCAACAGCTCAAGCATTTTGTCAGTATCAAGTGATTTACCAATAGCCCAAGGAATACCAAACCTCTCTAAAACCCTGCCATAGTTATATGTAGCAGTTTTCAAAAGCAAATAATACGGATAGAGCGAAGCAATTCTGGACTTGCCAAATAAGCCTCTGTTTGGCCTCATGTTATAGTAAAATAACTTCTCACGCTTTAATACAGCACCATTAAATAATTTAATACCAACAAAATCACCATTAGCATCAACAAGCATTAACCTATCCTGCGGCGGTATATACACAAACCTCTTTGGAACAAGTTTATCGCCCTTATTCGTCCAAACGATCTCCGAAATATGATGCCCATAAACAATATTATCAGCAAAAGCATCTATCAGTATATTGCTTAAACCACCTTCAACACTATTCAATGCCTTCCATACAAATTCCTCAATCTCTTTGTTTTCGTGCTCAAAGCCATTTACCATCAGAGCCATCCATTGCGCCTTCATTTCAACAAATCTTTCTATATCAGGATCACGATACATT